TAGTGTACCATATTCAATAGGTGTTGAATTTTCAGATGTTGAAGCAAAATTAATTAATTTTCTAATATCATATTTTTGAGTTTGATCTAATACAAAACTCCCTGATGTAGTTACTTGTCTATCGGTTATTTCAGTTACTTTTAAATTATCATTTACTATTATTTCACTATCTCTATAGAGAATACTTATCCTATCACCGACTTTTAAGCTAGATTTGTCGATATCACTACTGAGAACTAATTGAGATATCCTTCCTGCACCAAAACTACCAACCTGATATCTGGAGCTGGTGTTGTAAATCCAACTATTTACTAATATTTCTTTTTTTGTCGGATTACTCGTTGGATTTTTTACAATTTCTCCAAGATTTTTTACACTAATCTCGTCATTTTCACTAACTGGTTTTGTTTGCGAAATAGGTGTAAAATTGGATATTACTCCAGTAAGCCTTAACTCTACCTTTTTAGCAGTATTACCATCTTCGTATCCATAGTAAGTTTCATTAGATCGAATTACGCTAGTTGCGGGAATAGTTTCAATAATTCCACTACATCCAAAAAATTGATTTACACTTTTGCTAGTATAATTGATAACATTATTATTTACATAAACTGTTCCAGTTTGACCAAATCCAATAGTTGAATCTACAGTAATAATTTTATCAGTTGGAGAAACTTTAGTTATAACTCTAGTACTTGGGGTAATTGCAAACTCTCCAGTTATTGTTGGAAATGAATCGTCATAACCAACAAAAGCCATTAATTTGTAATAGTTTTTACTTCCCCTCTTGATAATCTCAACTTCAGAAATAGAAGCAGTTGTATTTTCATCTGTTGATTTTCTTATAGTCTGACCAACTAATTTTAAAGGATCGCCAGAAATTCTCTCAGCTACTAATACTTCTCTTCTAACGTATTGAGCAGAGGATGGCTTTATAAGAAATCTTTCTAGATCTATAACCTTTGGCGTTTCGCCATACAAAACATTAAATAAAATTTTAAAAGACTCTTCAGTTCCTTTACTTTGATATAAAATTTTAGATTCTTTTATAAAATTTCCTACATTTAAATCTGGGGCAAAGTTATATTCTTCTAAACCTGGTGTGAGAGAATACTTTACCTTTTTATAAAATTCGTTTAAAAACTTAGCACTTAAGTTTACGACTTTACTTTGTTCACTATGACTAGAAGAAACAGAATCTGAAAAAACTAATTCTTCATAGTTTAAGTCACTATGATAGCTAGTTATGCCACTAAACCCACGAATACAACCAGTAAACGTATTAGTTGTAACACCAGTATATGTGATTATTTCATCATCTATCTTTAAAAGACCATATGTATTAGGGAATCCTTTTGTACTAAGTACTTGGATTACATTATCAGTTGAAGATATCTGAGAAGTTAAGGTGGTTGAACCAACTATAACTTCTGGAATTAAATTATCAAGATCTAAATATTGATCTAAATTTTCTGCAATATCCGCTGGACCGCCTTGATATTCTTGGGAAATATAATATTGCTTTAAAAATTCCTCTACCTTTGGATTTTCATCTGTAATAAATTCAGGTAATTGATTTTTTATTATATTTTGAACTTTAACTCTATACTCAAAACCAGTCTGTATCATATTACGACCTCGTTAGTTGCCCGTTAGAATAGCTTGATCTGTAATAATCATCTGTTGAGAATATTACTCCTGATATATCATCACCAGATGCAATAACATCTTTTATCATATTTATTGAACTTTTCGAAACATCAAAAACAATATAAAGATCCTTCAATGCAATAATATCGTTAGATTCTGGGAATACTTGAATTTCAATAATATCACCTGCTAACTCAGTAGATGTAACAACTAAATTCCCTATTAAAATTTCCCCAGTTTCATAATTTACAGTTCCAGCAGATTTAACTAAAACAGTAGCGGTATTAAACTCTGTAGAAGATACTGGTTTGACAATTGAGATAGTACCAGTCTTCAAGTTTTCATTTGGTGTATCAGTAAAATAAACGTAATCAGGATAATTTGGTATTTTAAATCCAGTTGACTTAATGTTTTTACCAGATGGGTTTACATGAAATCTATTACCATAACAAATCTCATACTGAGATGGATAGTTTAATAAAACTTTCAGATCTCTTCTAATTCTAACTTTCGTAATATTTGAAGTTATTGCAGCATCAGTATTATCAATAACTTGAAGAACTTTACTATATTTGAATCTACCTCCAAATGAAGATAAGTTTGGAGAATCAGCGTATGTATTAAGTGAATTTATGACTCTCTTACGAAGATCTTCAACGTTATTAACTCTCGAAAGATTATAATAAATTGAAGCATCAATCTCAACAAAGAGTATTTTAAGATCTATTATTTCTGGGTTAATTCCAGCTACTGTATATTGTTTTAACTTATTTTTAATTTGTACTTTATTAAAATCTGAAACATATGTTCCATTCTTGGGTTTGATACTTATTAAGACTTTTCCATATTGTGGTGGGTTTAATTCTTCACCACCAATTACCGAGATTGATTCTGTATCTGGATAAATTTTATCTTTTATGATAGCTTCATAATCCCTTGATGTGACTGCACGATATTGTGAAGAATATAATCTAGGTGCAAAATATTTAATCGAATCTATACCTTCGATGCTAGAACCATTTTGAGATTTTTGAATGGTAGTTACAGTTACCGTATTTGATGGAATAATGTTAACGTCATTAGCATCTCTTAAAGTTCCTGCAAAAGAAAAGTTGTTAACACCGTTTCCATCCTCACCATCAGTGACAATATAAGTCGCAGTTATAATTGAACTATTTTCAATTTTTTTACCGAAATAGTCGTCACCAAAAAGAAGTTGATACTTTTCGTCTTTTATTTCCTGAATCAAATATATTTGAGATGTTTTGTCAATATTGAAAATATTTTCAACAAGAGTATATTTTTCACCTAACCCAGAATCATTTGGTGATCTTACATACACCGAAATTGTAGAGGTATCAATAAATGAATTATCGAGAATAAATTTTTGATCTAATGAACCATCAACAGTAAACTGTTTTCTTAAAAATGTACCTTCGTATATTTCAACATTATTAAAAGTTGCAACGCCATTTATTACACTTGAACTAATATCACTAGGAATGGAAAATACATATGAAGTTCCATCAGACGCACCAACACAAACTAATCCTGCCTTCAGTGTGATAGTTGGTGTAGTTGAATTAGTTTCTACGTTAAAAGATACGATTGCTTTTGCACAACCTCTTGATCTTGGCACATAACCTATGTTCCTTGCCAAAGATACAACATTTTCTCTAAGAGTTGCCGAATCCAAAAAGGATTCATTAGCAACCATATTGGTATTAAACGCTGTAATATAAGTGTTATACGCTAGTGTATCGATCAGAACTGAAAAGTTAGACCCCTCAAAATCAAAATCAGTGAAGTTTGAATTTGCTCGAAGATAATCTTTTATCGAGGTCTTTATCTGATCAAAATCTAGACTGGTAAATTTAGTGAAAGGCATTTTATCTTGTTGCCTCTAATATAAACGTAAATTTTTGAGTTGGAATTTCCTGACCAATGATATCAAATATTACAGTAACTTCAAATTCATTAGAGTCTGGATTTGGGGATACGCTCACTTGGGGATTTGTTACCCTTGGTTCATAGTTTGTAATCGAATTCAAGATTTGATCTTTGATAATTGATGCAGTACCAAAGTCTACAAATTCAAATAAAGAAGATCGAACGTTTGAACCAAAATTAGGATTAAAAAATTTTTCGTTCGGTATTGTCTCAACAATATTTCTAATTGAACGTATAATGGCGGTCTCATTCTTAATCACGGGTAAATCTTTAGTGACAGGATGAGGTTCAAAAGATAAACTAATATCTTTAAACGATCTAGATATCTCTTTTTTTAAGACCGCCATTTTTCATGAAAATTCTTAATTTATTTATGTTTATTTCCAAAGACATCCATAGTTTGGTTCTGTCCCATACTCCCAATCATCATAGTCTTCATCATTTCTGATTTTTTTATGATGTTCGGTTTGCTCCTTTAAATGATGCTTATCCGAAATGTCATCATGCATGATTTCTTGAATTACTTTTTTCTCAGAAAGAGAATTATAATCTGTGGCTAAATGAGTAGTTCCCCACATTTTATACATGTACTGACGATCTCTATCTACTGGTAAATTAGACATTTGAAGCTCCTGTTTTAATATTAAAACAGAACTTTTATAAAGGAGGTTCCTATCTCCTTATTTCTATTTAACGATCTAATTCCCGAAGTGAATAAGTATCAGAATTCAGATACTTGAGAATCTCGTCAGAAATAAGAAGAGGATTGCCCTCTCCGCAAGTATAAACATCTACAGCGATACAACCATTTTCTGGCCAAGTATGACATGAAACATGACTTTCGGACAGTGCAATTACTACTGTGCATCCTTGCGGTAGGAAGCAATGTGAAAAAACATTCAAAATCGTCATGTTTGCATTAGTAATTCCCCTCTCCATGACTTCTTGAAGGGAAATTACGTCATTTAATAGGTTAAAATCAACATTATACACCTCTAACAGCAGGTGCTTGCCCATTGAAAATTTTTCCAACTCAGTTTTTATCAAAAAATTTATTTATTTGATAAAAAATCCCTTTCTGAGATAGTCATTATCTTCTATGAAAGACATATTTTCAACATTTTCTTCATCCCAAACGGGTATCGCTACAGTATTTCCGTATCTAAAGTCTGGATTTTTGCGAAAATGTACTTCAATTAGGTTTCCACCAATGAATTCACAGTTAATCCACTCATAGTTGCCCTTCAAATCTTTTAAAATTTCAGGAAATTCTATATTTTTATCGATTCTTTCCCATTTTTCCCACTTGTAGTAAGGATCATTTTCTTTTTTATGTCCAACAACCACTAATTCTGACTTCTGATTTCTAAAATCGACGCTTAAATGTTCTCCAGTAAAGATCTCACACCAGAATTCTGCTGGGTGTATATGATCCGTATTAAATTCCATCCATTCTTTACGAGCAAAACGCCCCATACCTAAGATATTAAAGGACGGGCGCACAATATAAAAGTCGGGTTTGGGTACTGTAGTTCCCGAAGGACCACAAGTATAACCCAAAACCCGACTTAAGAATAATTTATTGTAAACCCAGAGGTCTGACGGATGTATTTGATTCCATTCATCGTCACAGTCTGGGAAATATATCATCCTTTACCTTGACCCCTATATTTTTTACGAGATTTATTACGAGACGTAGCACAATATTTAGTGTTGCCACCATCTCCTTGAAGAGTTGTCTTAGGACGCCCAGGAACATAGGAACCTGACCGCTTTGCACCAGTTGTTGATTTTGCCATGATTATTCTCCTATAATTTCAGTTTCAAGGTCTTCAGGTCGTGGAGAACCTGTCTTATAGAATTCTATCGACAGATCCTCCATAGTATTGAAATATTCTTCTTCTGTAAGATTAGAGTATATTTTTCTACCCTTACAGAGAATGTTGTAAGATTCTTTAATCATATTAGATGATTCTTGACTTTTCGTGACCGACTCTAATACGAGGGTCACACCAAATTTCAAATCCAGCGTCTTTTGCATCTAGGCAGAATGATACGTCTTCACCGCACATATCTTGAACTTCACCAGATTCGAAGACTTGCATCTTCGGGGCAAACCAAGGATACTTCATCTCAGGGTGCTCAAAGACTCCTTTCTTAATCAGAACCCAACCAAACCCAGTGTAGTCTACGGTGAATGGTTTACGACGCTTTGAAATACTTTCAACTGTTTCATGATTCATCACACCACCATTGGTTCTGAAATCATCTTCTTCTAACCAATGTGCAACAGATGTCGTGTGACCATCTTCTGTTGCATACCAACCAGCAGCAATGTCTTTATCCATCAAAACTAGTTGGAAGAATTTTTCAGTATTGAATACAATGTCAGAGTCAATCCAAAGTTGATAATCATAGTTCAGTTTACCATCCCAAGGAAGTTGATCTGGTCCACGAAGAACATTTGCTCCCAGACACTTACAACGGGCAAAGTTAACCATTGACGAATAGTCTTGAGAAATTTGAATACTTGCCCCAGACTGTACAAGATCAAAACAAAGTTGTACAAAACTTTTAAGGTAAGTATAGGAGACTCCCCTACCAGGAAGGCAAAATACAACAGATTTGCCCTTTAGCATTTCTCTGGCAAGATTGTAATCCCACTCTTGTTCTGATACCGTTGGAGTTTTTGCTTTAACAGTAAATCCTTTAGCCATAATTGAACTTAGTTACTTCAATATCATACAGTATTATCTATGCCGTGTCAATTCTTCCTTTCTGAGAGAACGATCTCATCCCCATCTAGGGTTATTTTTATTTCACTGTCCTCGTACCATGAAAGTTCATTGACAATAGACTCTGGTAGAGTAATGTAATACTCGCCAGAAATTGGATCGACTTCTAGTCTCTTAAAAATATCACCGAATTTTTTTTGCATCTCTGTATTATGAATGACCTTTTTCAACATTATATATTCTCAGGAATTTTTTAAGTCGAGTGATATTTAGAGGTCGATTTGGGTCGTTTATAG